CAAAGCTTCGACTGCACCGTGGCCCGCGCCCTGGTCACGACCAAGCCCAAGCCCGAGAAGTACGCGCTGCACCACGATTGGCGCAACTTTCGCGCCGACGAGGCCAAGATTCTGCCCGCCTTCGACCCCAAAAACCCGGGTAAGTACGGCGAGTTCGTGCTGCATGGCCGCGACTGGACGCCGGGCCAGAAATACTACGACGTGCCCCCGTTTTGGGGCACGCGCAAGTGGACGGAGGTCAGCAACAAGATTCCGCGCTTTCATTCCTCGGGCCTCGACAACGGCTACAACGTCAAGTACCACATCAAGATCCCGATGGGCTACTTCGACCAGTTTGGCGACCTGGATGCCCGCAAAAAAGCCGAGTTCGACCTCATGGCCAACATGAACGAGATGCTGGCCGGCGTCGATAATACGGACAAGGTCTTCGTGAGCAAGTTCGCCGTGGACGCCAGTGGCAAGCAGTTGCCGGGCTGGGAAATCGTGCCCATCGAGAACAAGATGAGCGACAAGGCCTACGATTCGGTGAATCAGCAGGCCAACATTGCCCACACCAGCGGCCACGGCATCGACCCCTCACTGGCTGGCATCGATACGGGCGGCAAGTTCGGCGGTAGTGGCTCCGAGAAGCGCATCAGCTACCAGCTGCACGTGGCCCTGCGCACACCCACCAAGCGCAAAATCCTGCTCAAAACCTTCCAGGCGGCCCACAAAATCATGGGCTTCAACCCCAATCACTTCTTCGGCTTCGAGGACATCGACATCACCACGATTGCCGATAATCCCACGGGCAAGCAGAAAGTGGCTAATTCCTCCATGTAAGCCCATGTTATTCAATACAGTAGAAGAAGTTAAAGAGAGCCTGGGCACGGTGCACGCCAATGTGAACGTGAAAACCCTGTTCAGCTTTGTCAGTCATGCCGAGCAGGTGCACTTGGTGCCGATGCTCGGCGAAGGCCTGGTCGAGCAGTTGGGCAACTTGCCAGCCATCGCGGCACCGGCGCACTTGGTCGAGCTACGTCTGCGCCTGCGCAGGGCGCTGGCGTACTACGTGGTGCTCGAAGCGGCCCCGTTTATTGGCATCGCCTTCGGGGAACTCGGCATGTCGGAGCAAAGCACTGACAAGGCCGCCCCCAGCCGCCAGTGGGTATATAACAATTTCGTAGAAGCCGCCGCTGCGGCCGGCGATAAGCTGCTCGACCTGGCCTTGGCCTGGCTCGATGCCCACGCGGCCGACTTTGCCGACGAGCTGGACTCGCCCGAGTACCGCAGCCGCAAGCGCCTGCTCATTGCCTCGGCCGAGGAGCTAGGTAAGTACGTGGCCACGGCCGGCAGCCGGCGCTTCTTCCTGGCCCTGCTGCCGACGCTGCGCCAAGTAGAAGACTTTGAAATCAGCGACTTGCTAGGCGAGGATTTGCTGGAGCAGCTGCGCGAGGGCCTGGCTAGCGGGGAAGCGCCCTCGGCCGAGACGCGCCAGCTGCTGGGCCTGGTGCGCCCGGTGCTGGCCCACCGGGCGCTCGCTCAGGGTGTGCTCACGATGAGCGTGGCCCTGACGGGCACCAGTCTGCGCCTGCTTTCCGACAACGAGGCCGTGCGCGAGCGCCAGGCCGCCAGTGCCGAGGCCCTGTCAGCGCTGAGCCAAACGGCCAGTGCGACCGCCACGAAATACCAGGCGAAGCTAGCCACTTACCTCGACGCCCTGACCCCCTCGGCCCCGCCCGTTTCGGTCGAGCTGCACGACAACGCAGGTAAACCTTCTTTCTGGGTTTAAGATGCTGCGTTTTTACATCACGGTGCAAACCATTGAACTAGTGGCCGTTAGCGTAGCAGGGGTGAGTGGCTTCGTGGAGGCGCACATCTGGTCGCCGGCCTACACCTACTATCTGCTCTTGGTGCTGGTGGTGCTGGACGTGCTCACGGGCAACCTGCTGCAAAAGCTGCCCCTGAAGCCCAGGAAGCTGGCCTGGCGCCTGGTGGGCTACACCGCCATCCTGGCCTTCGCCCACGGCTTCGGCGAGCACGAGAAGGGGCTGTTTTTCCTGACCCAATTGGTGCTGGCCCCTTTCGTGCTCATTCACCTGCGCCGGCTCATCATCGCCTTCGGCAAACTCGGCCTGGTCGATAGCGACGTGGCCGACTTGCTCCAGCGCCGCATGACCCGCCAGGCCGAGCGGGAAGAGGAGCCTGCTGCCGCTCCGGAGCCGACCGCTCCCCTAGAACCTGTTCCCACCGCTGAAGCCGCCGTTTCCTAGATGCTGACCTTTCGCCTTGATGGCCGCCCGCACCCGGTTCCGGGCAGCTGGGACGAGCTAACGCCCGCCCAATTTTTTGCTGCCGCGCCTCACCTGGCCAGCGACTCGGTAGCCGCCCGGCTGGCCGTGCTGCGCGCCTGGTGCCCCAGGCTGCGCGACAAGGAAGTACGCCGGCTCACCCCCGACCAGTTGTGGGACCTGTGCACGATGGTTAGCTGGGCCTGGACGAAGGAGTTGGATACGAAGGGAATAACTGAGTTTACCCACCGGGGACGCACTTACCGCCTGCCTGAGCCCAACCTGCTCGATGCCGTGGCCATCGAATATGCGATGGCCAGCGTCTTCTTTCACCAGTTTGCCAACCCGCAGCGCCCGCAGCCGCTGGCCCTCGACCAGCTCGTGGCCACGCTCTGCCGCCCCGTGCGCGCCGACTTCAAAAAGGTGCGCGAAGACCCGCTGTGGGATGGGCAAACCCGGGAGCGCTACAACGGCAAGCTGGCCGAGGGCCGGGCCCAGGAGCTGCTCGATGCGCCGCTGGGCGTCAAAATCGTGGTGCTGCACCACTTTTTGGGCGCGCAGCGCTTCATCCACCGCGCCTATAAAGACCTCTTTAAGAAGGTCGAGCCGCCGACCGGCCCCGCCGCGCCCCCCAAGCCCCGGGGCGATGGCACCGAGATGCTCCAGCTGCTGGCCGACGTGGCCGAGCGCGGCCTCTACGGCACCTACGACCAGGTGGCCCACACGGCCCTGCACACGGTACTGTTCAACCTGGCCAAACAGGCCCGCCACCGGCGCGAAGCCGAGAGACAATAAGCGTATGAAAATTTCCGAAGCGGGCCTGGCCCTGATTAAGCGCGAAGAAGCCTTCCGCGCCAGCTGGTACCGCTGCGAGGCGGGCCGCCCCACCATTGGCTACGGCCACGTCATCCAAAAAGGGGAGGAGCGCTACTACAACGTCAAGATTTCGGAGGCGGAGGCCAGCACCCTGCTGCGCCAGGACGTGGATAAGCAGTACGGGGCGCACGTGGCCAGCCGCGTGCACCGCGATGTGACCCAGCATCAATTCGATGCGCTGGTGTCGCTCTGCTACAACATCGGCACGGGGGGCTTTGACAAGTCGAGCGTGCTGGCCTTGGCCAACGCCGGGGCTTCGTCGCCGACGGTCATCAAAACGGCCTTCGGGCTCTGGAACAAAGTAACCGACCCTCAAACCAAGGTGAAGCGTGTGAGCGCTGGCCTAACTGCCCGCCGCGCTCGGGAAGCCGCGCTCTACCTCTCCTAAGATGAAAGAAGATGATGTACTCGACAGCTGGCTAGCCGGTTGGCTAGGTTTTATTAGTGGCGTTATCGTCATGCTCGTAGCCGTGGCGGTAGCTCTGACGCTGAGCAGCTGCGCGGTCGGGCGCCCCGACCCGGTGGTACCGCTCGCAGTGGCCAGCTCGCTCCTGCCCCTCGACTCGCTGGCCGCCCTACCCCCTTACCTGGTGCCGGCCCCGGCCGGCTCGACCCCGCGCCAGCGCCGGCAGTGGCAGAAAGCCCAGACCCAGAACCTGGCCCGCGCCGGCGTGCTGCCGGCCAAAATCAAAAACAGCAGCGTGGCCACGGCCCCGGGCGCGGTCGCCATCACGCGGCCGGCCTCGACGGTGGCCACCGGCGCCAGTACCGCCACCGATGCGCGCAAGGCTGGCACCCGGGGCGGCTCGGCAGCGGTCGGGCCGGGGGCGGTGGCCACGAGCACCAGTGCCGGCGCGTCGTGGTGGTGGTACCTGGTCGCCGTTATCGCCGGCGCGGTCGGCTGGGAGGTGCTCACCTCGCAGGTTACTCCCCTGCGTTTGCTGCTGAAGTGGCGAAAATTAACTTAAAAGGTAAGTTTTAGGCAGGCCCCTACCCCCTCGGGTAGGGGCTTTTTCGTCCTACCCCTGCCTGCCTACTTCTGCCATCTTGGGAACATGGCAGACTACCAGGACGAATTCAGGCGCATCCTCGACGAGGAAGTGGGCAGCTACGCCGCCCGGGCCTTGCAGCTGCTGGCCGCGGCCGTGCAGGCCAAGGGGCTGGTGCTCACGGAGGAGCTACTCAACTCCCTGCGCACGGAGGTCGTGGGCGCCACCGCGCAGCACGTGGCCGTGATGGGCGTGCTCTTCGAGCAGTACGGCCGCATCAAGGACATGAAAGGCATCAATCGCATGAAAGCACCTCCGATTGAGGAAATCGAGGCCTACGTCAAGAAGGTGGGGCTGAGTCACTTCGATTACATCCCCGGCTACACCGACCGCTCGAAAGTGTCGCCCGTGAGCAGCCGCGCTATCAACCGCATCGCCTGGGGCATTGCCCGGGCCAAGCTGCGTGATAACGCCCAGGTCAAGCCCAAGTCCTGGTTCAGCAAAACTTTTTATCAATCCATCAACAGCTTCATCGACGCAGTGACGACCCGCTACCTGGTAGCCACCGGCACGCACATGGCGGCCAGTATTAAAATCTGATATGGCACAAGTTAGACAGGATAACGTCCAGATAAAGCTGGAAATTGACGGGTCGCAGTCGCGCACCGAACTCGACAACCTCACCCGCAAGGCCCAGGTCTTGCAGGACGGGTTCAAGGGCCTCAAAAAGGGCTCGCAGGAGTACATCGACCAGAACAAGGAACTGAGCCAGGTGAAGGCCCGGATGGAGGAACTGCGCGCAGAAATTGGGCTCACCTCGCTCACCAGCGCGCAGCTCAAGGCCATGTCGAACCAGCTTAACCGTGAGCTGGCCAACCTGACCCCCAACACCGAGTCATTTCTGAACAAAGCCCAGGAGCTGGCCAATGTCGATGCGCGCCTGGCCCAGGTGCGGGCCGAGGCTAAGGGGGTGAAAGATGAGCTAGGCAACGCCGGCAGCGGCATTAGTGGCTTTATCACGAAAGCCGCCGGTTTCGCTGGCATCCAGATTGGGGTGCAGGCCGTTGTCGGCAGCCTCAAGCAGCTGGGGAGCGAGAGCATCGACGCGGCGATTAAGGGCAGCGATTCCATCTCCGATATGGAGAAGTCGCTGAACCTCACCACCGCCGAAGCCAAGGCCCTGCGCACGCAGCTGGAAGGCATCGACACGCGCACCTCCCAGCAGAATCTGGAAGGCATCGCGGTGGCGGCTGGCCAGCTGGGCATTGCCAAAGACGAGGCCGTAGCCTTCACACAGTCAGTTGACCAGGCAGTAGTTGCCCTAGGCGACGAGTTTTCGGGCGGGGTCGAGGACGTCAACAAGTCGCTCGGCGGCTTGCAGAAGCTGTTTAAGGAAACGGCCAATGTTAGTCCGGCCGAAGCTATTACTAAAATTGGCTCAGCGGTCAACGCGCTCGGGGCCGATGGCACGGCCACTGGCCCGGTGATTGCTGATTTCGCGGCCCGCATCGGGCAGCTGGGCGACCTAGCTCCGCAGATTACCCAAACCCTGGGCCTGGGTGCCGCATTTCAGGAATTGGGCCTGTCGGCTGAGATTTCAGCCGGGGGTCTTTCCAATATCCTGCTCACGGCTGCCAAGGATACGGACGGTTTTGGCAAACAGATTGGTCTGACCAGCAAGGAGTTTAAGGATCTAATCAATTCTGACCCAAACGAGGTAATCCTGCGCCTGGCTGCTTCGCTCAAAGGAGCCAGTGAAACGGATGTCGTCAGCACGCTTGACAAACTGGGCATTAAGTCGCAGGAGGCTACTAAGGTTATCAGCCTGCTAGCTAACCAAACCGATACCGTGCGCGCAAAGCAGGCGCTGGCTTCTACCGAGTACGAAAAGGGCACCAGTCTGCTCGATGAATTTGCCAAGAAAAACACCAACGCGGCCGCTGAGGTGGCCAAAGCGGAAAAAGGCTTCGCCCAGTCCCGGCAGGAATTAGGGGAAAAGCTGATTCCGGTTTACCTGTACGCCCTGCAAACGTTCGGTTTTTTCATCAACGTGCTCAAAGCCTTACCGGGCTTTCTGAATGAAAACCGGGGGGTGCTGCTCGGCCTAGTGGTGGCGGTGGCCACCCTGAACGCGGCGCAAATTCAGCTCACGGCCACGACCCTCTACAACACGGCCGTGACCAAGGGCAAGATTCTCTGGGACGAGGCGGCCGCGTTCGCCACCGGCAAGTGGACGGCGGCCCAACGCCTGCTAAATATTACCCTGGCTGCCAACCCCATTGGCGTCGTAGTAGCGGCGGCCGCCCTGCTCATCGGGGCTTTTATTACGCTCTACGAGCGCAGTGCAAAGGTGCGCGAGGTAGTAGCAGGCTTAGGGGCTGCGTTTACGCAATTAGGCAAGAATATCAAGGAAAACTTCCTGTTGCAGTTAGGAGGAATCTCAGATATTGTCACCGGCATTTTTTCGGGCGACCTCACCAAAATCAAGGCGGGCCTGGCGAAGGTGGGCGAGAGTGTAGTAAAGCAGTACACCGCGCTCGGTAATGGGGTAGCCGGGGCCTATAATCAGGGTTATGCTGAGCGGGAGCAGCAGGAACAAGCCGCTACCCAGCAAAAGCAAAAAGCACAGCAGCAGAAGAAGTTAGAGGACGTTAAAAAACAAGCACAGCAGGAAGCTGCCGCGGCCGCCACGGCCGACCTTGAAGCGCTCAAAGCGCGGGAGGCCAATATCAAAGCGGCGCTAGCTCTGGTGGCAGCCGGGTCAGCTGAAGAACTGCGCCTCAAAAAGCTGGAGATTACCACCAAGCGCGATATCGACCTGTTAGGGGAGAAAAAAACCGAGGGGGATAAAAAGGTCATTCGGGCCGAAGCCCTGCGCGACTTGCGCCAGCTGCAAGACGAGTACGATAAAAAGACTAAGGATGCCGCTGACAAACGGGCGAAGGAGCAGGCTGAGGTAGAGAAAAAGATTGCCGACCTCAAAGCCGGGCTGCTCACCGACGAAACTGAGAAAAAGATTCAGCAGCTCGAAGCGGCCGCTGAAAAGGAGAAGGCTACGGCCAAGGGCACGGCCGAGCAAATTGCCGAGCAGCGCAAGCTCATCGAGCAGAAGCTGGCGGTGGATGTGGCGGCGGAGCGCCAGAAGCTGGCGCTCAAACAGGGCGAGGAAGCCCTTGATATAGAGAAGCGTAACAACGCGCTCATTAAAGACGAGTGGGAGCGCCGGGCGGCCGAACTGCGCACGTCGGCCGCTAGCGAGTCACTCAAAATCCTCGACACCGATACCCGGGCAGCTGAGAAGCGCCGGCTCATCCAGGCCAAGCTCCAGCAGGACCTGGTGGCCCTGGAGCGCGACCGGGTGGCCCAGCAGCAGGAAATTGCCGAGCGCATCGCCGCTATCGACGACAACATTGCCCTGGCTCGCATCAGCCGGCGCCGGCAGCAGTCAGCGGACTTCAGCCTGGAGCGGGCCAAGGCCGATGCCGACGAGCAGGCCGTGCGCAAGGCGGCTCTCGACCGGCAGTATGCGGAGGATTTCTTTCAGCAAGGACTGAATACGGAGCAGAAGCTGGCCATCATGCGGCAGTATTTGCAGGATAAGGAAAACCTGGAGAATGAGTTTGCCGACCGGAGCCAGGAGCGCTATACAGCGGGGGTATCTATGGGCCTAGAGATTCAGGCAACCGCTCTGCAAACGGTGGCCGATTTTCAGAAAATTGCCAGCGATAAAGAACTAGCCAAACTCGACAAGGACAAGAAGCAACGTTTGGCGAAGCTAGATGCTGAATACAAGGCTGGTACGATTAGCAAGGATGCCTACGAGGCTCAGAAGTCGTCAATCGAGACGAGTTACGACGAGAAGACGCGAGCAGTTAAAAAGGAAGCTGCCGAGAAAGAGAAGGTAGCGAATATTGCACAGGCCGTTATTGCAGGCGTTTTAGCAGTGCTGAAGGCGGGTGGCCCCTTTACTCCCACTGGCGCATTAACGGCAATTGCTTCTGTAGCCGCTGTCGCTAAAATTATTGCCACGCCCATACCTGAATTTGAGAAGGGCGGTTTCTTCGGCCGCACTAGCCGGGCGGTGCAGCGCGGTGCAAGCCAGGCGTGGCATGGGGTGAAGCACTATGCGGCGGGCGGGCGCATTAACGCTACAGCTGGTGTAGCCGGTGTTGGCCAGCGTCACTCGGGCGGTGGCATTCGGATGGTCGATGGAGCCACCGGCGAGCACCTGGGCGAATGGGAAAAGGGCGAGCCCTACATGATTCTGAGCCGCGACACCTACGCCAACAACAAGCACCTGGTCGATGAGCTAATTGATACCAGTCTCTACCGGGGCGGGGCCCCGGTGCGTCCGCGGCCCGGCTACTTCGAGGATGGCGGGGTTTCGGGTGGCGCACTCCCGGCCGCGCCGGCTGGCGGCACCGCGGCTAGTCAGGAGCTGGTGCAGGTGGTACGCGAAACCCGCGATGCGGTACTGGCCCTGCCGAGCCGGCAACGCATCGCCTGGGGGCAGGATGATACGGCCAACGTAGAAGATGCGCTGGCTGAACGCGCCGACGACCGTAACGCGGGGGCAGTTCGCTAA